TATTTTCTTTTTATAGAACATCTTATTTTAAATGAATTTCAAATTACTCAAAAGGAAGTTATATGAAGAAATTATCAATGACTTTAACAAAAATAAAGCTGTTTATATGTTTTACTTATCACCTATAGTTTTTAAACTTAAAACTAAAGATTTTAAAAATTATAAATATTCATTATTCTCTAAAATCAAAAATAAGGAATTGGCAGAATTCAAAACCTATAAACTCAAAAAATACCTCAAAAAAGATTATGAAAGGGATTTAAAGACAATAATAAAAATCATCTGTAAATCTGATTACATCGACGAAAACAATAAATATGCATTACACTACATCAAAAAACTAGTTAAGAAACCATCAAAATTATGTTACATAAATCTGATATACAGACTACTAACAGATATAAATAAAAAAACTGGTGGTGGTCTGTATATCTCCAATATTATATCTAAATATTTTAAAAGTACAGAAAAACCTATAGAAGAATCTGTTGAAAATGATACATTAAAAAAATTAATACTTTATAAAGAAAAATTTAATTCTTTTGAAATTAAGACAATGAAAAATATTATTAAAAAAATTAAAAGTAAATATGAAGATAAATCTTATAAGTTTTATAAGTATATTACTAGTAATTACAACAAAAATAATATAGAAAATTTTTTTTCAACTATCGATATCTTTGATTATAATAGTCATATTTTAAAAAATTTTATTCATTCTTATAATTCAATTATTATAATATATAATGAGTATTTAATAGATTTAAAGCACATTATTACTACCTCTAATATAAATTATTATAAGGATGCTATATTTACAATCAATGATCATACAAATATAAATGAAAAAGCTTATAATGCACATATTACAGAATATAATAAATTAATATCATCATATACTAGTGATAAATCTGAAGAAACATTAAGTTATAAACCAGAGATTTCTATATTTATAGAACTTTTAGTCAATAAAATTGATTATGAACAATCAATTTTATTGACTAAAACAATTGATTTAATTAATAAAAACAGTGATTTTAAAGATTATCTTTTAAACTATATAGATATCAAAAATTATTTTGAAAAAAATATTAACGATCCTATAAATAATTATAATATAATTATAAATATATACAATTTGTATTTACTAGAATATTATTATAACGAAATATCTAATAAATTAGATATTTATACTAAAGAATATACATCAGTAAGAGATAATCAAACCTCAACTTCCGAAAAAATTCAAGCTAGTTATCAAGAATATATACAGTCTAAAAATATATATAACAAATATCGCGAGAATGATGGTATAATTAGAAGCTATTATAGTAGTATTAACGATAATTCTATATCTAGTGATTACATACAACAATATAATTCTATTATACAACTTTTAAATCAAGATATTAATTCTAATTTTGATAATAATATCATAAAATTATTATTTAATAAAATTATTGAGGATAATTCAATGCAAGAAGAAATGCAAGAATTTGATGAAATTTATAAACAATTTAATTATTTAAATACTGAAATTTTTAATCCTAATATTTATAATTATTATCATACTATATATGAATATATTAGTAATGCTGATACTAAAATAACAATTAAAATAATATCAGCATTTTATTATTCATTCATTTTATATAAAATTTTTAAAATGAATAGCAATGATGATATAGATAAATACAAAAAAAAAATTAATTTGAGTATTTATGATAAAATAGATAAAGATATAATTAAATTAAATAGTGATCATTTAAATAATAGTATATATGCGTTACATTTATACTATTATTTAAATGATTATTTTACTATATTAACTGATATAACTTATGAAAAATATATTAGTGCAAAAAAATTTGTTATTGATTTAATAACAACAATACATAATAAATATGCGAATGAAAATCAATATTTGAATTTCTATAAACAACTTAATATAGATAATTTTATATTATTTAATAGTAATTATCCAAATATTAATTATGCATATATATTAATTATATATATACAATTTAATATTAAATATTTAGATGAAATTAAAAAACATATTTCTGAACAAAATGATGAAATAAATATAATACAAATTATATTAAACGACATTAATGAGAGTTTGAAATTAAATGACAAAATTTTAAATATACCTTTGGATAATAAAGAATTAACTAAATATAATATACAAACTAAAATAGATATATTAATAAAAAATACTAAAATATTTAGTCAATTTGATTATATAATTAAATTGGAAAATATAGAATATAAAAATGCAATAAATGATTCATTACAATTACTGCATATAAATAGTGTTATTGAAAAAATATTACATAGTACAGAATCACGGTTACAACAAAACTATAGAAATCATTTTCTTTTACATATAATAAAACCAAATTTAGCAGATTCAAAAGATTTTTATTTATTTTTAACTAATATAATCCAAAAAACTGATGTATCTGTATCTGCATATATTACTAATATTAATACAACTAATATTAGTAATACTGAATATTATGATTTATTAGTATCTTTTAATAAATATTTAGTAGATTATTATTTAAAATATTATATTAAAAAATTACATCTTGAATATAGTAAAAATGAGTTTTCTTATAATTATAAAAATTTACGATTATCTATTATTGAATTAAATAAAACATTTTCTAAAAAACAAAATATAGAAAAAAAAATATTAGATCATAAGTTATCATTTAATAATACAGAAATTGATAATTATAATAATCAAATAAAAATAATAAATGCAGTATTAAAATCCATAAAAGAATATACTATAAAATTTTTAAATTACCATTATATATTTATTGAAGGTATTACACATTATTTTGGTAATGAGTTAAATGGCTTTATACCTGAATTAATAGAATTTTATAATAAAAATGAATCTATTTATCAAAAAATAAATGTTTTAAATTATAACCCTACAGTAGATTATTTTTCAACTTCAAATGCATCTGCATTATTTGAAGATATTAATATTATAATTTCTACTATAATAGGAAAAACACCAAACCAAAAAAAAAAATATTCATTATATATATTAATAATATTTTATTATAGTATATTTATTCAACAATATTGTAATATTTTTAATATTAAGAATATTGAAAAATATCACAGTATTAATACACAAATTACGTATTTAAACAATATCATTAGTAGTGAAAGTATTACTAATGATATTTTTAATAATATTTTTGATAATATTTTAAAGTTTACTTATAAACAATATATATATAATATTTATGTGCTATACACATATAATAATTTAAGAGATAATTATCCTAATTTATATTTATTATCTTTTGATATATATGGCGCCATTATAAAATGTATTAATACATTAATACATAACGAAATAGAAGATAATCTTAAATTACATAATCATCAATCACAAACAATAATAAAATTAGGAATATTAGAAAAATCAGGAGAAGAGGAATATAATAATAAATATTTTCATAAAATTGATTTTATGTATTTACATTTTATTAGAAAGTTAATTATTGACGAGTTTATATTATTTACTGATAGTAACATTGAATTTAACTATGTATATATATTACATAATTATATAAATATGATTATTTTTTATTTAAATGAAATTAAAACCAAAATAATCAGAACATCTGATAATATTATAGATAATATTATATATAATATTAATATAATTCAAATTATATTACATACTATTAATGAATATTTACTTAGAAATGGTCGAGAAACATTAATTATACCATTACCATTATCAGTATATAAAGGAAAAAATGATAATATTAAAAGTTTTTTAAACTGTTTGATATCATCAAAATTATTTACTGAATTCACATTCACTTATATAAGTAATTGTAAATATGAAACATCTAAACCACCTAGTTTAATAAACTTTCGTCGAAGTATTAAAACAAATTATTCTATATATTTTGATACCGAGAATTTTAAAAAATATATAAAATATTTGGCTGATAATGATTTCTCTGAATCACAGTTTATTAAAATTGCATCTATTAGTTATACTACTAATTTTATATATTTTTACAATACATTAATATGGTATAATAGATACGTATTAGATTACCATTTAAAAATTTTTATTAATATATTAATAAATAAAAATAATGATATTACATCAAGAAAAAAATTTCTTGATATATTAAGATTAATTTTAGAATTAAATGCGTTACAAACTGCTATTTTTAAATTTGCAGAGTTAAAAATAAATTTTGATATCAAATTAACTAAGTTACAAAAAGACTATTATAATGAACAATTTGATATAGTTAATAAACAATTAGCAAAAGCTACACAAGAAGCTATATTAGGAGGAAATGGAGAATTGAATAACTATAAACTTCAATTTTTATTGGCTGAAATTTATAAGCGTATTAAAATTATTGAATGCTAAAAATAATTATTTTCTTTTTATAGAACATCTTATTTTAAATGAATTTCAAATTACTCAAAAGGAAGTTATATGAAGAAATTATCAATGACTTTAACAAAAATAAAGCTGTTTATATGTTTTACTTATCACCTATAATTTTTAAACTTAAAACTAAAGATTTTAAGAATTATAAATATTCATTATTCTCTAAAATCAAAAATAAGGAATTGGCAGAATTCAAAAACTATAAACTCAAAAAATACCTCAAAAAAGATTATGAGAAGGATTTAAAGACAATAATTAAGATTATTTTTAAATCAGATTACATCGATGAAAACAATAAATATGCATTACACTACATTAAAAAACTAGTTAAGAGACCATCAAAATTATGTTACATAAATCTGATATACAGACTACTAACAGACATAAATAAAAAAACTGGTGGTATGATGGGTATGCCAAAAATAAGTATTCCTTTTTATACTAAAAAATCAGATAAAGAAACTATAAAAGAGCAACCTCAAGAAGATGAAAAGACTATAAAAAAACTTCTAAAAGTTAAACATCTTAAGCAGTTTATTGGGATTGATGAAGAAATGAGAAAGAATATTGAAATGATTAAAGCAAAGTATTCAACTATCTTTTATAATCCATTTAATAAAGATACAATTAACACACATATTAGAAATTATTTGACTGTATTTTTTGGTTATGAAGTAATAAAATTATATAATAAAATTATAGTATTATATAATACCGATATTATAAAAAATATACGAGATAAATTAAATTATAATGGAATAAAACTGCTAAATGAATATTCATCAAATTTTGAAGAACGTAAAGATGCTATATTAAACATTAAAACAAGTGATTCTTTTGAAAAATATTCAGACGAAATAAATTATATGAATATATTTAATGAACGGCATATTGATATATATAATAATATTATAACAGTATATAATATAGGTTTTAACACTAAAAAAAAAAATTTATATTACTTATTATTTAATGATAATAGAGCATTAGATACTTTAAAATATCAATCAGAGCGTGATTTTATATGTAATAGATTTAAATATAAATTTTTTGATTCTTTAATTAATGATAATGATATTTTGAAACAAATATCGCCAGATGCTGATGCTAATAAACAAATAATTAATAAATATATTATATCTAACCGTCTAGAACCTACAGACGATGATCTTTTTAAAATTTATAATGAAAGTATAATAAACCATAATAGAGATATTATTAAACAATCAAATTATAATGTATTTATATTATTAATGTATGAAAAACATTTACTTTATAAACAATTAGATACTATAGATAATATTAATGAATTTAATACAAAAATATTGGAATTTAATAAAATAAAATTAATACAAAATATTAATATATATTTATTAAGATTACCAAGAAGTTATGAAGATTTCGACTTTATTGATTATAAACTTAAAATTTTAGATCAATTAGATATATTTTATAAAAATTATAATATTGAGTATAGATTTGCAAATAGTACTGGTAAATTAGTATCAGTTTATAAAAGCTATATAGCTGATATAAAAACAAATTATAAAAACATTGTTAAAATGTACAATAAATTACTATTGAATGAAATAATAATTGAAGATACCGCAGATATTACAGACACTTATAATCATAAACTCACGCATATTGATGATAATGATGCTCATTATAATAATATAATACTTGAATATAATAACACTTTCCAAAACATATTTATTATTAATGTAATAGATAATTATAATAATATAATACTTGAATATAATGGAATGCAACTGTTATTATATAAAAATGAAAAGAAATATAATAGTTATTTAAATAAAATTAAAGATGCATTTAATTATTTAAAAACAAAATCGCAAACAGAATTTGAAGCTATTACTAATACTAATGTACCTAAGGAAACTATTAATATCACTACTAGTAGTGATATTAATAATTTTATTATTAATATGTATAACAATTTTATATTAAAACATATAAATAATGCATTTAAATTTCGTTCTGTAGATTATTTTAAAATTTTAAATAATAGAGATAATATAGATATTTATAATGGTGAGGTATCAGGATATAATCGTGACTATTTACCAACTGAATTAAGAACTAGAAGAGAAAATTATATAATAAAATTATTAGGAGGAAATGGAGAATTGAATAACTATAAACTTCAATTTTTATTGGCTGAAATTTATAAGCGTATTAAAATTATCGAATGTTAAAAATAATTATTTTCTTTTTATAGAACATCTATTTTTTAAATGCATCTGAAATTACTCAAAAGGAAGTTATATGAAGAAATTATCAATGACTTTAACAAAAATAAAGCTGTTTATATGTTTTATTTATCACCTATAGTTTTTAAACTTAAAACTAAAGATTTTAAGAATTATAAATATTCATTATTCTCTAAAATCAAAAATAAGGAATTGGCAGAATTCAAAACCTATAAACTCAAAAAATACCTCAAAAAAGATTATGAAAAGGATTTAAAGACAATAATAAAAATCATTTTTAAATCAGATTACATCGACGAAAACAATAAATATGCATTACACTACATTAAAAAACTAGTTAAGAAACCGTCAAAATTATGTTACATAAATCTGATATACAGACTACTAACAGATATAAATAAAAAAACTGGTGGTATGATGGGGATTTCTCTTTTTAGTAAAAAAAAAGATGAAAAAAAAGATGAAATAAAAGAATTTGCAAAAGTTAAAAGCGCTGTATCATTTCTTGATGAACTAGAACAGAAAAAAATGCAAAATAATATTAAAATAATTAATAATGAATATTCAAATACTAAATTTTATAATATTGAATTTAAAACTAACCCTATTAAAACATATATTAGTAAATTTTTTGGTACAAAAAAATTTGATGAATTAATTATATTTTATAATAATATTATTATATTATATAATTATAATGTTATAAAAAAGATATTAAATGATGATTATAAAAGAATAATAACATATTATGAACCAGAATTTAATAAATATAGCAATTTTATACTACACACTCAACAATTTAGTGATATTAATGAATATAATACGTTATATATTACTAATTATAATATTATAATAAGCATATATAATAGACATTTTAATACTAAAAAAACATTTATGAATATAAATGATGAAATTCAGTATACAAACAATGAAGAAAATAATAAATTTATAGAACTTTTGTCAAATGATAAAGAAAATGTTACTATTAACGAAACTATAAATGAATTAAAAAAACATACTAATTTTAATATTTATCTTGAATATAATATTCTTAACACTGATTTTAAAGACTTATGTAAAGATATTAAAAGTAATTACAATAAAATCGTAAATATGTATAATTTTTATTTACTAGATTATTATTTAAAAAAAATATATAATACGTTAGAATTTTATGAGAACACTTACACTATTCAAGAAATATATGATGATTTTAAAATTATACAAATTGAATATAAGAACTGTTATATGACCATTAAAGAATATAAAATAGGTATTAATAATGATAGTATAACAGACGATAATATAAATATATATAATGAAAAAATACAAATTTTAAATCAAAATATTAATATTTATATAAATGGGTTTAATGATATTGAGTATTATGATAAATTACAAGATGAACAAACAAAACAAAAAATTGCATTTCTACAACTTAAAGTTATAGTTCCTAATATGTTTGAGTCTGAAAAGAATAAAATAATTTTTAATCTTAAAAAAATTAATAATGAATATACACATAGAAAGAGTAATTTCTATATGTATATAGTTGAAAATAAAGAATATAAAGCCATTATAGAAAGTTTATTTGGTATTATTAAACAAAAGAAACACGCACCTGATAATACAGATTTATTGATACAATGTTATAATCAAATAACTGTAATTTATAATGACTATTTAACCGAATTATATGCATCTACTGAGTCCGGTAATAGTAAAATTTTGTTCTTAAATAAGTATAAAGAAATTGATACATATAAAAAAGATATATTAAAGAAAACTGGTATTGATCAATATAACGATGATATAATTTATAAATATAATAATATTATATCACAATATAATGTTGCTTTGGAACTTAACTCAGAAACATTTATAGATGTTAATAGTACAGCGATTAGTTATTCAAATATTGAAAATAATAAATTTATAGAATTATTAGAAAATGTGCCAACAAATATAGAAATAAAAATTAATAAAATTAAACACAATAAAAATTTTAATAATTATCTATTATACTATATTCTTAAAGATAATTTTCGAAAATTAATTAGATATCCTTTAAAAAATTATAATTCTATTTATAATTTATATAATCATTATTTACTTGATTATTATTCAAAAAATATAAATGAAAATATAAATGAAAATTTAAAATATAATAAAGAAATGTTTGGAAAATTAAATGATACTAATGTAACTAATAGCTATGTTAATAAATATGTTACAAATATATGTTATTTATATGATTTATATAGAAAATATAATGATAATATGAATATTATTACAAAATACAACACACATAATGAATCTATAATTTTTGAAAATATAAAATCTTACAATGAAAGTATAAAAAATTTAAATGAAATAGATTATAATACTGTATATAATTCAGAACAGAATTTTGAGTTTACATTAGCACCATCACTCAATATAATGAAGGATTTTAAACAACTTAACCCTGAAATTTATCCTAACCTTAAAGATGAAGATATAGCTTCTAACGACGAAAGTCTTAAAAAAGTACACGAAAAAATGAAACAAGAAATAAGTAACTTAAATACTGAGTTTATAACATTTGATCAAAATGAAAATATCGATAAACAAGCTTATATTAATTATATCTTAAATCCTAATACATTAAATACTATTATAATACATTATTACAATTATATTATTATGTTATACAATAATTATTTAATAATACAATCAAAATCATATAATATTATTTTTGATATATTAAACTCTACTTTTGATGAAATACATAAGTTAGAACAAATAACACCAAAAAATAAAAGTGATATAAATATACATATTGATTTTTATAATAATTTTATTAAATATTACAATAAAATTATTATAACAAAAGGTGGAAATGGTCAATTAAATAACTATAAACTTCAATTTTTATTGGCTTCAATTTATAAAAAAATAAAATTATTGTCTTAATTAAACGAAACAGTTGGTCTAATTCTTTTGAAATAAGTCAATGTGTCACCATTGAGAATAAATAACCCATTTAAAATTATTGTTTTTGTTGGAGATTGAAAAGTTATTTGTTTAATGATTTCAGATGATGTATCATAACTTATTTTGAAATTGCCCAATAAAACAAGCTTTTTATCATCATATTTCATTCTCATTTGTCTATTAACATTACTGCTCAAATCATTGAAACTATAATAATAATTCAAGATAGAATTATTTATTTTTATGTCTTTGTTTGAAGAAGCGTTTGAAACACGGCTAATAATCCTAAGATAATCGGACATTTGTTTAAATTTTTGTGAAATAATATTATTCAATTTTTATTATGATTTCTTTTTCAATCGTTCAAATAAATGTATTTTACCATAATGCATATAAGAAACACCAAAAGCAATAAAAAAACTAATGATTAATGCTCCAACGCAAATATAAATAATTTTTATCAAATCTTTCAATAACATATTAGAACATTCACATTTACTTTCATCTAAGTATTTAATATATCTATAAGTCAAATAAATATTTCCTAAACCCAATAAATTACCAACAACTATTAAATGCAATTCATCTGTGTTAAATAATCCAAAAAATAACATAATATCTAAAATAAAAATTACATACCAATAAATATGAATTATTTTTTCTAACAAATGTTTAGAACATTTACAATTGTTATAATAAAGTAAATAAATCCATAATATATATATACTACCTATAATGAAGTTATATGCCAAATAAGTATTAGCTATATATTTTCTTAACATATCTATATTATAATTATAATAAAGATGTTGCAGCGACTTTAGCTTCTAACATTTTAATTTTATCATTTAATTCCTTAATACATTCTACCAATAAACCGCACATATTACCATAAGATATATTATAATGATTATTTTCATATTTAACTACTTCAGGTAGAATATTAATAACTTCTTGTGCTATTAATCCTGTTTCTATATTTGATGTGTCTTTTCTTGTATAAGTATAACCACTTATTTTGCTTATTTTGTCCAGAGGGTCTATTATTTTTTTAATGTCAGTCTTTAAATTGCTGTCAGAAATCGATAATATTGTTCCTTCTAATAATATATTTCGTTTTGCTGTTATATTTGATGAAAATAAAGTTGATAAATTGACTACCATACCATTTGAATCAATGTCATTATTAACAGTTCCTATACCAATTCTTAGACGATTATTAGTATCGAAATAAGAATTTATAATTGGATTTTCGGAACTATCACAGAAATTTAAATTGCCATATGTATTTATACTACTTTTAATTGCTGGATTCTTACCGATACCTGATATATATGAATAATAAGTTTCTATACGAGAGGTATTAGTACCCATAAAAATCTTTACATTTGAATTAACATCTTTAAAGATACATAAACTATTATCTAAAATATTTATATTATTGTCTTGATAATTATTTTGAATAATTGAAACATTGCTATTATTAGTAATTTGAAAATTATTATTACTATTTATTGAAATATTATATGTGTTACTAGTATTTTTTAAGGTTAAAAATGGATATGAATTAGAGCATATACTATTTATAAGAATATTTGGATGTTTATTAACAATATTATTATTAATAGCAATAGCGTTACTGCCATAAATACTAATGAAATAATCATTAAATTGTGTATTGCCATTATAAATAGTTGGTGCGTTTATTTTCATAAGTCCATTATTAGAACCTAAAACAGACAAATTATTATTAATAACACAATTATTATTAAGAATATTAGAAGAAATATTCGAAGTACATATTAAATTGGAAGTACTTATAAGCGATGCATTATTAATAGAATCAATATTATTTATACTACAATTGCATAAAGAAATAGATTTAAGAGGAAAATTGTCAATAGATTTGCAGCTAATATCACCTATCATAGCATTAGATGTAAATAAATTGAATGTATCTATATAATTAGTTCCGATACCAATATTGCCAGTTGATGATAATGATAATGCATATTTATTATTATTGCTACAAGAAATAAAATTAGTATATTTGGGATAATATTTACCTGTATAACTATAATTATAAGTTTGTTTGTATATATACAAAAATAATGTAATTGTTTGGTCTAATATTGTTTTTGTTATAGTAATTTTATTAAATTCTACAGTATTCAAATAATTAGGTTCTGTAATTATATTTATAGGATAAATAACAAAAATATTATCAGGGTCTTTTTTAGTTATATTAAAAATATTTGCAGGTATTTTTATAATTATAGTAATAGCACCTGCAAAAGTAAAAGATAAATATTGGCTATCTTCATATAAAGTTTTGTTCAAATCGTTGAGAAGAATATTATTTTTAATAAAATTATTAGTTATATACAAATTCAAAGTTGATGCAGAAGTAGAAATGTCAAAAATAAAATTGGTATAAGTATCATTATTAATAAAAGGTATTGTAATTGTTCCTGTATTATAATTATATTGTGTTGTGTTGATATTAAGAGAAATAAGATCAGTATTGTTGATATCTATATTCGAATTTTTAGTTACTGTTATTTGATTAGTACTTACTGGTTTTATAGAACCTATATTTAAGAAACCATTTGAATTTATGCAACAACATTTATTATTACTATCAGTTAAATTAGTGTATTCTAGAATATTAGAAGAAAATGGTGAAATTCTAATTTTAAGAGGAATATCGTGATTATAATTGGAACCAATTGAAATATAACCAGAGTTATTTACAGAATGGACGAGAGTTGCAATATTTGATGTTGCCAATTTGCTAATTTTAAATTCAACGATATTAGAACCTCCTATTACTGCGTTTTGATCTTGATCAACATATTTAATAATACTTATATTAGGTCTAACAAAAAAAGGATCTGTTTGATTAATATTATTATTTTTCATATATTGAGTCCATAATAACGAATTTGAAGGTGCATAAGTAGAAATATTTGGCGTACCTGGTTTATAATCAGTTAAATTGGCAAAAATTATATTATTGTCAATTGAAATATTTTGAATAATATTAGCAGATAACAAACGCAAACTTTCAGCAAATGCCATATTTTTAATAATAACAGGCTTTAAATTGGGACTGTCAATAAAATTTGTGTAAATAGTTGAATTCGGATCTACATAAATATTAGATGTGTATATATTCGGAGATTTAAAATATACATTGTCCTTAAATATCTGCAAAACTGGCAGATTACTGTTATAATTAATTTCAAATGAGTTATTACTATTATTATTTAAATTTAGTTTGATATTATTTTTAAAATAGGAAGTATTATTACTTGTATAAAAATAGTCATTAACATTGATATTACAATAAAACTGCGTATTTTTATATAAAGCTATATTGCTATTATCTGCAGTAAAAATATTACTTTGATTATTATAAATAGTAATTTTGTCATTTATATATCCGAATTCATAATTATTTCTAAAAATAATAGATGCATTGCTAAATGTATCTATATCAGTGTTTAAATAAATTAAATTAGAGGATAATTTATTATTGATATTAACATAATTATTATTTTCTTGCATAATTTGATATGTTTTAATCTGTTGTTTAACTCCAATTACAACAGCCATTTTATAATTTATTTACTAATTTAATAATATTTAATTATTATATACAAATCTTTTTAAAAAATATATATAATAAATAGAAAATTTATGAATAGGTCTTCAGTTTATAGTTCATATAAAAAAGTGATAAAACAAGATGGTTTGAAACAACAATTATTTTTGCAAAAATATGTAATAGAAAATAAGATTGAACGATTATTATTATTTCACGGAATAGGAACAGGAAAAACACGATCATCGATTTTAATTGCAGAAGCTTTAATGAAACAAAATTCAAAATATAAGGTTAATGTTATTTTGCCTGCTCGTTTAAAAACCAATTATATAGACGAATTAATGACTTATATGGATACAATACCACAATTAAAAAAATTGTCTGTAAAAGAAAAAGAAAAGTATTATAAAAAACGGTATGAGATTTTATCATATGAATATATCATTAATTTATTCAAAAAATCTGATAATATCAATAAAACCTTAAAAGACTTTACGAAAAATAGAATTTTGATTATTGACGAATTTCACAATTTAATAAGTAATTTTATTTCAAACGATGATGTTGAAAAACTGCACAAAACTAATAAATTAATGTCTGTCAAAAATATTCGAGGATTATTAATGAGATTTATTTCTAAATATGCACATCCAACTTGCAAAATGTTCTTTTTAAGTGCAACACCTGTATTTGATAATTATAAACAATTTATAGAATTGGTTAAATTATTGAATACCTCAGATATTGATGATAAAATTAAGTCTATTTCGCAATTAATACCATATCTAAAAGAAAAGGTTACTTATTATAGCACTACTGATAAACAATATTTTCCTAGAATTATCTATAAGGAAGAGAAAGTACCATTGTCAATAGAACAAATGAAAAATACTTTATCATATTTAGATAATAAGGATAATGAAGAGAGCGAAAGTTTTTTAATAAAACAGAGACAAATTGCAATTTCTTTATATGACGAAAAGAAAGCAAATAAAGTAATAGGTGATTTAGATAAATATGCGCCAAAATTAAAGTTATTATTTGAATTACTGGAAAAATATGAAGGAAAACATTTAATATATTCTAATTTTATTTCAAGATGTTTAAGAATAATTCAAAAATATTTGGATAAAAACGGTTGGGTAAATTATTTAGATGGTAAATATAAAAAATATAAAACTTATGTTTTATGGGATGGTTCATTAAAAGACGATAATAAAATTAAAATAAAAGAAATATTAAATTCTAAGAAAAATATTGATGGTAAATATATTCGAGTTATTTTAGGATCACCTTCAATAAAAGAAGGTATTTCTTTTAAACATATACAACACTTACACCAAATTGATCCAGTCTGGAATATATCAGCAAAAAACCAAATAGAAGGTCGTTGTGTTCGTTATAAATCCCACGAAGATATTCCTTTAAATCATAGTTATTTAAAACGCGAAGTAGTAATACATAATTATATTGCTGTTAATTTTGATTTGAATAAATTAAAAGCAATATTGCCAGATACTAAAACAAAAGAAATATTGTTTTATAATGTGAATAAAGTTAACAAAATTAAAGTTATAACAGATTTTTATGAAGATAATAATTGGATACCATATGATTATAATTTTAAGAAAGAAGGTAAAAACATTTATTCTTGTATTTTGATAAACGAGAAAAGAAAAATAAAATTATTTTTTTCAGATAAAAATCTGGATAAGTTTGATGGCAAGGTTTATGATGTAGACGAATTATGGACAAACAAAGAAGTATTAAAAATTCCAGAAGGTTTTATGACTTGTGATGAAAGAATATATTATAGTATTATGCCAAAGAAAGAAAAGATAATAAAAAAAATAGAAGAAATACTCAAAAAAGCAGCGATCGATTATTATTTATATAAATCATTATCTAAAACACCTTCTAATTCAAGTAGTATCGAATTAAGCTCAGATTTAGTATTTAGATCAAGTCGAAAAACTCTTAATAATATCAAAAACACTTGTCCACTATTAAGAAGACCAGTTAATAACAAATGTCCTCCAGGTAATATCGTCAAAATTAATAAACAGGGTCACGAATGTTGTTATATTGACCGCAAGAAAAAGATATAAGGATAAGTTATTTATAAATAAATATGTGGTGAGTTGTTTTATTTATAGTAAAATAAAACTTAGGGTTAGTTTTTTAATTTATTTTTTTATTATATATCGGATGCTTGGCCGAGTGGTTTAAGGCGTATCACTTAAGATGATATTGCACTATGTGCATCGTGGGTTCGAATCCCACAGCATCCACTTTATTTTTAAAGATCCGATATATAAAGCTTAAGTTTATTTTAAATTTAAAAATGATTGTAGGAGGAATATTAATAAGTATTGTATTTTTAACTTATTTAATTTTTAATAAACCTGAACTAAATAAATATAGTTTAAAATATTATAAATTAAAATGGGGAAGTCATCAATTTTTATAATAGATATTCGACGATTTTATTTGCTTTTTGTTGTCCTATGTTAGATATTTGCATTAATAACTTTGCGGGATTCTCATTTTCGTTTAAAGCTTTTAATAAAACATTCATAGAAGGATATATATCTTTAATATTCTTAGCAATTTGTTTAGATATTCCTGGTATTTGAGATAATTGTAATAAATAACAAGTTTCTTTGTCGATATTCTCTATTTTTTTTATTTTTATTTTGCAATTATCGATATAATCTGTTGATAATTGTTTAGGTGTTGTGTTATCAAAATTTTGGGGTTTTTTAATAATTTTAATTGCCAACAATAATAAAAAGGTTACTGTGTCATTTATATTTTTAGTAAAAAACAATTTGATATTATCTCTGTAAACGGAATTATAATAAATACTTGTTAACAATTCTTGATTATGATTATTATTAGATGCTATTATATCTGTTCCTTCAATTATATAATTGATATTACTGTTATTTGTTGCCAATAATCTTAATTTCTGTTCTTTATATCGTCCGTCTTTAATAGAACTGATTAAATCACTCATTGTTTTGCGTTCATAAATATAAATATTATCATTAAAAACAATATGAATATCACCAATGTCTAATTGTTTTTTTGTTATTTTAATTTGATATTGATCTAAATCTCTATCTATCATATTGTTATATAACATCGTTTCACGATTATCAATAATAATTTCTAAATTAGTCATCATTCATATTTATATATTTATATTTAAATAGAATTATACATATGACAAACGAAATAACGCCTAAAGAATGGATTTTACCAAATAGAATAGGTTATAATGAAAAAGTTTATAAAAATTTTAATCCTGAATTGTATTCAACCAAAATTGCCAAAGCTAAATGTAAGTGTGAAGAAGATGTTTGTGATTTAGTTGAAGATGCCAAAATTTCTTTATTTCCTCAACAAAGATTTATAAGAGATTATATACAATTCAATAGTCCATATAGAGGAGCATTATTATATCACGAATTAGGTTCTGGTAAATCTGGTGCATCAATTGCTGCTGCTGAAGGTTATGTTAATAAGAAAAAGATTTTTGTTTTAAGTCCTGCGTCATTAGCTGTTAATTATGAAAATGAAATTTTAAAAATCAGTTCAATAGGATTAAATTTAAAAAAAGACTGGACACAAATTAAAATAACTAAAACTGATAAAACAGCTTTAGAAATTCTAAAAACAAAATATTTTATTGATAGTTCAATAATTAAAAAAGACGGAATTGTTTGGATTCCTATTTATGAAAATGATATACCCAATTCTATTATCTTAAAAAGAACTGCTGATGCAGACGATAAATTACATATAACTGCTATGACATCTCATATTATCAAAAATAGATATACATTTATTAGTTATAACGGATTGTCACCAAATTTAATTAAAAAATTAGGTCCTTCACCATTTGACAATGCTTTTATTATTATTGATGAAGTTCACAATTTTATAAGTAGAATTGTAAATGGTAGTAAATTAGCACGAATTATTTATGGTTATTTAATGGAGGCTAAAGATGCTAAATTAATTTTATTATCTGGAACACCAATGATTAATAATCCTTATGAAATAGCAACATTAATCAATTTAATAAGAGGTTATATGATTGTTTATGAATTATCATATTCTAAAACATCAAAAACAATAACAACCGATGAATTCATTCAAAATAACAAATATAATAATATGATTGATGAATTTACAATTAATAATGAAGCTAGAAAAATTTATATTTCATTATTACCTCATAATTTTAAGCGAAATGATAAAAACGAAATTATTAAAGAAGATTGGGGTTATACTATTAACAAATTAATTGAAAATATTATAAATTCATTGAATACTATCAAAGGTATTAAGATTAATGTTAAATTCAATTCTATTAATTTCAGTGCTTTGCCAAATTCTAGAGACGAATTTAATAAATATTTTCTTGATATGGCCGATGAAGATAATCCCAAGGTTATTAATGATGATTTATTTATGCGCAGAATCTTAGGCACTGTTAGTTATTATAGTATTAGTGGCAGTGAATTGTTTCCAAGTGTTTTACCAGCTGTAAAACGAGAATTGGTAATGACTGATACTCAATTTAAAGCTTACGCAGAACAGCGAAATTATGAAATTAAACAAGATTTGAATAAGAAAAAAGGTCAAGGGCTTTTTAGTGAAAATACTTCTGTATATCGTGCTTTTACTCGTGCTGTTTGTAATTTTAGTTTTCCTGAAAATATTAAAAGAATTTATCCTAAAGATATAAAGAAATTTTTGAGAGACGATGACGATGAAACAGACGATGAAGAAATATATGGTGGTGCCCCTAAAGATGTTATAAAGAAAATGAAAGATGAATTAAAGAAAATTAGAGAAATATCAAAGAAATCAAAAGAAGATTTAAAACAATTAAAAGAAGTTGTCAAAAAAGCTAAAGAAGATAAAAAACCAGCTAAAGAACTTAAAGTATTAGCTGATAAAGTCAAGGTTTTAAATACAAAATCTAAAGAAGATGCCGAAAAAGTCAAAGAACTAAATACAAAAATCAAAGAACTCGAAGGTAAAAAACCTAAAGCAGCAGAAGAAGAAGAACCGGAAGAACCTGAAATGCCTGTCAATGCCAATGTAGCAGACGAATATAGCAATCAGATGAAAATAATGATGGACAAATTAATTAGAAGCGATGCATTAGAATTAGAAAATTTGAAAAAAAATTATAGTCCCAAATTTGCACAAATATTAACAGATATTAATGAATCACCGGGATCAGTTCTTATTTATTCCTCTTTTAGAACTTTAGAAGGTTTAGGAATATTGTCAGAAGTTCTTAATCGTCAAGGTTATAAACAAATATTATTGAAAAAAGTAGAAAACAATTATTTATTTGCTGATAATGATATTTTTAATGAGATATACGACAATAAGAGATATATTATTTTTGATAGTGACAAAGAAAAAACGAAATTATTAATGAACCTATTTAATAATGATTTCAGAAATATAACAAATGAAATGAAAAAAGCATTGCCACCAAATCCAAACCAATTGTATGGAAAATTAGCAAAAATATTCTGTATCACTCAAAGTGGTGCTGAAGGTATTTCACTTAAAAATGTTAGAAGAGTTTTATTAGTAGAACCGTTTTGGAATAATGTAAGAATAGAACAAGTTATTGGTAGAGCTATTCGTTCGTGTTCCCACGAAGCATTGCCAAAACAAGATAGAAATGTACAAGTTTTTAGTTATATTATGAAATTAACACAAAAACAGATACAAAGTGATTATACAATAGAAAGAAATGATAAAGGCTTATCAACAGACGAACATATATTAATGACCGCCGAAAAAAAGAAATCAATTATAAATAAATTCTTGAATATGTTAAAGAGTGCATCATTTGATTGTGTTATACATTCAAAACAAAATAAACCTTTATCAAATGATTTTAAGTGTTATTCGTGGGCTTTAGGTGTTAATTATAACGATTTAGCTTATACCAATAATATTAGTGATGATTATAAAATAATGAAACATAAAAATATGCAAGTCAAAAAAATAAATAAAGGTCGTGTAATAATGAAAAGAGGAAAGAAATATATAGAACTTGAAAATAAATATTATGATTATTTTAGCTATATTAATGCAGGTATTTTAGTCCCTGAAAATATTTAATGATAAAATATTATTTATATAATAATATAAATGAATTTATGTATTTATAGAACTCCTAACTCTTTTGATTGTTGTTCTTATTTTTCTAGTTCCAATAACTCACATTATTGTAAATGTCATATAAATAACGAAAATAATTTATATCAAATCATTTACAATGCTATTGGAAGAAATGAAATAAATACTCAACAAATATACAAATTATTCAAATATATCTATAATAATAAGGATATCTATACCAAAGAATTTATATTTAAAGGATGTATAAAATTGCTATTTACTGATAATAGTTATTATAAAGATTGTTATAATCATAATTTGTATATTTATAATTTGGAAAAAAACAAATACAAACAACTTAAAGTGATTTACAGGTTTTTTATGAATAATATTATTAAAAAATATAAATATCATCCAGATCTAAAATTAAACAATACTGAAGACCCATTTACTTTAGATAATATAAATGATATTGAAAACAAAGAAGAACTATTTATTTATCAGGATGGAGAAAACAATTACTTCTTTATTGCAACTGAATTAAAGTATTTTATAGAAACTAATGGTGCTTGGAATCCATATACAAAAAAAGAATTTGGACCAATTTTAATTAATCATCTTAATTATTTTATTCAAAAATTTAAATTAGAAAATAAAAAACCTAAAAATAAATATGAATGGAATTCTGTTCAACAAGCTTTTACTGATGTATCACAAATAATAGAAAAAATAGGTTTTTATAATGATCCTAGATGGTTATTAAAATTAACATCAAGACAAATTAAAGGAATTATCAAAACCTTCAAATTAGCTGCAAGAAACAATTCAGAAAATGAACATTATTTTAATAATATAAATGACAATAATATTTTCTATGATTTTGCAAGAGAAATAATAAAACTATTTGAGAATGGTAATGATAATTTTATTTTATGTTGCAATTTCATAAAATCAGTAGCATTGTATAATGATGATTTTTATAATAATATTCCAGAATGGATGTCAGATATCGAAATGCCTATACAACCAACTGTTATAACCATTCCTATTAATAATGTAGTTTTCAATTCAGCTGAAATATTATATTTACTAATGAATAATGATTAAAGATAAAAAATTACCAGATTTTGAATATAAAATGAAATTAAAAACTGCTATTTATGGCTTTGTTTTGTATCTACTATTATCTAGCAATACAGCATTCAAACTCTTAGGAATCCTGTTTAATAATTCGTTACAATTATTAAACGACAAAAATGAACCATCAATATTGGCAAAAATAATTATGGCAAGTTGTATAGCTTTTATTTTATTCTTTTTCTAATTTATTTTTTTGCTGCTTTTCTTCCTCTTGAAGAAGCTGCTTTAGCTTGCTGTTCTTCTGCTGCTTCTTCCACAACAGGTTCTTCAGCTTGTTCTTGTTGTTCGTCGTCATCATCATTAATTTTTGTATCAGCTAAATCTGCAGCTGTTACTTCAACTTCTTCGTCTTCCTCTTCTTCATCATCAACTTTTTCAGTATCACTGTCTTCAATAAATTTAGGCTTATTGTTTTGAGATAATTGGAATTTAGCTGAAACCACTTTCCAAGTGCATCCAAACTTTCCGCCAGCAATCCAAATACCAGTAAGTTCAATAATCAATTGGGTTCTGCCTCCCTTAAGTTTGCTAATAATATCAGTGAAAACAGTTTCATTATTATCCATATCAAATGTGTCGAAATTGAATTTGTCATTTACTCCGTCATATGGAATCTTAACCCTCAAAGTTGGTGGATATTTACCCACTACTTTGCCTGTTTTAGGATCCTTATCAACTTTAATCATCGGCGAAAACATACGAGAAACGAAAGCTTTGTTGCCATCATAATCATCTCTGAACCACGGTTCTCTGTTCTCAAAAGCTTTGTCAATAATCTCAGTTTCAATTTCTCTCATCTTGTCAAGAAATGACTTGATCTTTACATTCTCATCAAATCCCTTGAATGAAATTGTCAAATCATATTTCTTATCAACATTCTTCTTAACTTCTGGATTCTTAATTGTCTTATCTTCAAATCCTTCGCCAATGCCATATGGCATATACATAACAGGTGTTTGAATTCTTAGTTTTTGCGGACCATAATTAACATAAATACTTTTTGAACCAGATGCCAATGTTCTGATATCAGCATATCTAAATTTTGATACATCAACATTCTTTGGCAAAATTGGTGAACTCATTGTTTGTATTTATTTCTTAATTAAATCTTTAAATAAAAATAATCATTTTTTATTTTTGAATTTATATAAAAAATGATTATTTTATTTAATTAATCTTGTATTAAAAGAATATGGCAAATGCTTCAAATACTTCAAATGCTTCAAATAAACACGAAATAAGAAATAAATTTCGTGAAATGCTTATTAATGATATTAAATTATCTGAAATTGAAGCAACCGATTTAGAAATAGGTATTTTTAATGCCACTATCGATTACGCTAATTCTCTTAAAATTCCATTGTCTTGGTCGTGTGATTTGTTTATAGATAGTTATTTAAATATTTCTCGATCTATTTATTCCAATTTAGATGGTAAATCATATATTGGCAATTTGGAGTTATTAGATAAGATTAAATCGCGCCAAATTTTACCTAACAAACTTCCTTATATGTCTTGTGAAGATATTTTTCCGGATAAATGGAGAGATATTATCGAGAAACAGAAACTTAAATTTAAGGCAGCTTATGAAATTAAACAATTTTCAATGACAAATACAATTAAATGTGGTAAATGTAAAAATAATAAGATTTCATATTATGAATTACAAACACGCAGCGGTGATGAAGCTATTACACAATTCTATAATTGTATTATTTGCGGTCATAAATGGAAAAATTAATTTAAAAATTATAGTAGTATAAAATCTTATATGGAAGGTTTAACTAATCTTGGTTCAACTTGTGCAATAAATAGTTTAATTCAAATTTTATATAGGATCGATAAATTTAAACAATTAATTTTAAATTCTTCAACTCCTGAAAATACTTTAACTTTTGAATTGAAAGATCTGTTTAATGCAATTGATATAAATAAAAATAGTATTACTCCCCATAGATTCATTAATAAATTCTATGAAATTTTTAAAGGAAGTTTTAGACAATACGAACAAATTGATATTTGCGAATTATTTATTCTTCTTATAACTAAAATACACGACGAAACAGCTGTTAATTTTGTTATTAATAAATCATTTTCAAATATTTCAGAAGAACATAATTATAATATTGCACTTCATAATAACTTTAAAACAAGTGATGTCTATAATTTGTTTCAAGGTTCTCACATTCATTATATTAGATGTCTAAACTGTGATAATGTCTCAAGAACTTTTGAACCCTTTATTATTATAAATCTTGATATTTTGGCTAATTCATCTATTTCAATTTTGTTCAATAAATATTGTTCTACTGAAATTAACGATAATGACAGAATTTGCGATAAATGTAAAACAAAATCTAAATACAATAAATCTATTTCTATATGGAAATATCCCGATTTATTATTCTTATCATTAAATCGATTCAAAGATATGAATACTAAAAATAATGATAATATCAATGTTGATTTACGATTATTTTTAAAAAAAATATATTCACTTCATTCTATTGGATTTCATCACGGTTCTCTAAATTCTGGTCATTATAATGCTATGTGCAGAAATGCAAACAATAATTTTATTTTATATGACGACAATAATGTTGTTAGCATTAATAATTTAGATCCTTTATTAAATACTTCTTCTTCGTATATTCTTTGTTATGATTAAAAAATGATTTTATTTTTTTGTTTTTATAATAAACAATGTTTTATTATAAAATTCTTGATTGGATTGATGAAACAAAATTAAATATAGATTTGATGAGTTTTAACGTAAATGCTATCGATTATCTCAAAGGAAAGAAATATAATTTTAAGTTTTTATGTGAAAACCCTAATGCTATTGATATCCTCACTGCAAATCCTGATAAAATTAATTGGTTCGTATTGTCCTATAATCCTAATGCTATCGATCTACTCAAAGCTAATCCCGATAAAATCAATTGGCATAATCTTTCTAAAAATCCTAATGCTATCGATCTACTCAAAGCTAATCCTGATAAAATCAATTGGCATAATCTTTCTAAAAATCCTAATGCAATTCAACTTTTACAAGAAAATCAAGATAAAATTAATTGGATGATGTTAGCTTTTAATCATAATGCTATTAAACTTCTAAAACAAAATCCTGATAAAATTGAATGGTTTATATTATCTATAAATCCTGGTGCTATTGAATTACTCAAAGCGAATCCAGAAAAAATTAATTGGTTTGGATTATCTTTAAATTCTGGTGCTATTGAACTACTTAAGGCAAATCCTGAAAAAATTAATTGGGATAATCTTTCCAAAAATCCTGCTGCTATTGAGCTACTTAAGGAAAATCAAGAAAAGATTTCATATTCGTTATTGTCTGTTAATCCTTCAATATTTACTTATGATTATGAGAAAATAAAAAAGAACTTTGAAGAACTAGGTGAAGAAATCATTCAAAAAGCTCTTCACCCTAAAAGAATCTTTAGGTTGATTGAATTGTATGGCGAAGATGAAGTTTATGATAACTATTTTGAATAAAAAATATGATTTTTTTATTTAAAAATAAATATCTAACAATGGGCTATTTATTATATCCTTATGATATTGCAGATCCTGAATTTAAATTTATATTAACTTGGACAGCTGAAGATGATAATGACGATATTATTGAGAATATCTTAGAAAAATTGTTAGATTCTAGTGTTAGATTAAATTATAGATTTATTAACGAACTGTTATTAGAATACAATTATAATATCAGTAATATTACTGATATGAACAAAAAATACAATCTTAAAATAAAATCATATTCTCATATACAGTCATTGATAGAATATGTAGAAAAAGAAAGAAAAGACTTGAATAAATTCATAACAATTAAACATATGTTTAATTTATATGTAAAATTAATTGAAAAATTGTATTATAGTTATTTTACAACATTTATAACGATTGATACATATTCTGAAGTTATTGATGAACTCATATTATACAGAGGGTTCAATTATAATAATTATACCAAATTACTATTGGACAAAACAAAATTATTAGAAATTAATGATGAATTTATTACGGGCTGTTTTATGTCAACTTCTGTTTATGAAACAACCGCTTATAGATTTGCTCGTAATGGTGATAATATAATTTGGAAGATAAATATACCAAAATCAGCCAAATTTTATTATTCTTATTTATCAAGTAATAAACATCATTTTAACAATTCTTTAGAAGAAAATCGGCAAGAAGTTGAGTTTTTATTAAATATCAATGCTAAACTAAAATTGATAAATAAATATCAGAAAAATGATAAATCGTATTATGAATGGGAATTTATAGCATATGAATTATTATCAGATAATTATTTTAAAAATCTCAATAAATATAAAAATCAAGTTTTAGATTTTATTAAAGTATATAATAATAAACAATAATAATTATTATAATGTTTATTCCTATTATAAAATTACATAACTGGATTTATAAAAATAAATATGATGAACATTCAATTGATTTATTAAAAAAAAATAATGATATACGAATTAATTGGTCTTATTTAATTTTGACTACAGTTGACAAATTAAAAGAAAACAATGAAAGAGTTAATTGGGCACATATAGCTAATAACCCGTCGAAAGTTAAAGTATTAAAAGAAGATATCGATAACATAGAAAAAAATGATAAAAAAAATAAATATTAAAAATATGTATTTAATATTACGCGATTGGGTTGATATAAATAAACTCAATTATGATACATTGGTAACTAATCCAAATGCTATTTCATTAATTAGAGAAATAATTAATAAAAATCATTATCTTATTGATTGGCGGTTATTATCAAAAAATCCGAATGCCATTGAGCTTTTAAGGGAAAATATTGATAAAATTCATTGGGAATTTTTATCTGAAAATCCTAATGCCATCGAACTACTTAAAGAACATCCTGATAAAATCAATTGGTCTTATTTATCCAAAAACCCTAATGCAATCGAATTACTTAAAGAAAATCAACATAAAATAGATTGGTCTTATCTGTCAGTTAATCCAAATGCAATAGAATTGTTAAAAGATAATTTAGATAAAATCAATTGGTATGTAATTGCAGATAATTGTAATGCAATAGAGATATTAAGAAATAATTTAAATAAGATTAATTTATATTATTTTTCTGGTAATCCTAATAGTATAAAAGTTTTGGAAGAAAATTTTGATTTAATAAACTGGAATTTCCTATCTTCTAATGTAAATGGAATAGATATACTTAAAAAAAATCTTGACAAAATCAATTGGAGTTTATTATCATTAAATTCAAACGCACTTGAAATTCTTAAAGCCAATCCTGATAAAATTGATTGGTTATTCTTCTCTAAAAATAATAATCCAGAAGCAATAAAAATATTAAAAGAAAATCCGCATAAAATTGTATGGTTTGATTTATCAAATAATATAAATGCAATTGAAATTCTGAAAGAATATCCTAATAAAATAGTATATTATCAATTATCGAAAAATCCTGCAATATTTACCTATGATTATGAAAAAATAAAAAAGAACTTTGAAGAACTAGGTGAAGAAATCATTCAAAAAGCTCTTCACCCTAAAAGAATCTTTAGGTTGATTGAATTGTATGGTGAAGATGAGATTTATAATAATTATTTTGAGGATTAAACAGTAGTATAAAATAAACCTACCATATTGCGTGTATAATCCTCATTTGATAAGATCTTATCAAATGAACCTATTTTTGTGTTATATCCTTTCATATCATCAAATTTATACCATATACCTTTACATTCATATAAACAAATATAATGACCTTGATTATAATCAAAACCGTAATGTATAATAATTGAATTTAAATATAAATTATTTTCTTTTAATTTAAGTTTGAGTGGAGGAATAATTATATTATCGCGTTTTTCCATATCAAATATACGATTTATTTGAATAAATAGGATAGGTGTTGATAAATATTCATATTTGTCGATTCTGATTTCATTTTCATCAGGTAATTCTACAATATTAGTATATTTAGGATAATAGTTTTTAATATAAATATCATTATCACCTGAAAAATCTATGTCATTATTAATATCAAAAAAATCGCGTTTTTGAAGATTGCCATTAAAAGAAAATTTTAAAATTTGTGGAAAGTCAAAAATAATATTCAGAAAATTCAATAATTCGCTAATATCGTTTTGAGATCGTGTAAATTCTATTTTTGAATATTTTTTATTTATTTTTGATTTATATCTATCATAATATTTTTGTAATAATAATCGTAAATTTTTAACTGTAGTGTTATCGGCACCAGTTGAAATGTTTTTATATATTGATCTTAATTCTTCTCGTATTTGTTCAGCATATTTGATCAATTTTGCATCATTTTTATTTTCTCTTTGGTTTAAAGGAGAATTCAATATTATTTTTTCTACAATAGGGTTTTCGCTGTTAAATAATGCTACAAATAAGCTATCCATATAACAGCTATTATTACTATAATTTAAATTGATAGTTTTACAAGTAAAATTATATATTTTCTTTAAATCATTAACCTTAGATTTATTCAAATTTATATAATATGGATAAATCTTTTTAATCAATTTTATATAATCAGATTTTAATAATGTCTTTTTATTAAAAAATTCTTTAATATATATCACATCATTTATAACACATTTCGCAATTTTCTTTAAATCCTTTAAATCGACTTTAATAATTTTATTCATTTTGGCAATATATTTCTTTAATTCGGATTCTTTGATAGTTCCTATAGGAATAGGTTTAACTGTTTTGTATACTTCATCACAATCTGTTAATAATTCGTAAATTTCTATATGATCTGCAATTAATGCGTGTAATCTATATTTATATTTATTATTGTAGGTCAATGTTTTAGTCGAAACAGATATTGACAAATCAATATTATAATTAGATAAATTTAGAGCTTGTTCAATATTAGACAAATATACAATTTTTAAAACATCATATTTATTATTATTGTCGATGATAATAAAACGAGGTGTTCGTATTGCTAATTTATCTGATATATTTTCACAACAATGATTAATATAATAATTATTAGAATGATGAATTAAATTCAAATAACTCAAAGAAGCTTTATTTAGTTTACTTATGAATAATTTAAAATTTGTTAATTTTTTAATTTTATTCATCTTATTAAATTCATAGAATTAATTTTTTAATCGTAGATAAACTGCAAGTACCATTTATTAATAACTTATAATGAAAATCTTTTATTGTCTCATTTTTATATTTCTTTAAATAAGCATCTCTTAATTTTATTATTTCCATTTTTCCTATTGTATAACATAAAGCCTGACTTGGAATACATATATATCTATCAATTTCGTTAATAATATCATCTGTATTATTTGGTAAATATTTTTTCATAAAATTATAAATTTTCTTGTAACTCCAATTATAATAATTAATACCTGTATCGGCCACTAATCTGACTTTTCTCAAAATAGTATAATAATCATCATCTTTGTTTTTATTATAAATTTCCATATAATGTGCAAATCCTTCAATCATTGTTATATTTTCATATCCATAAATTTGATAATCTTTTAATTTATGATATCTCATAAAACTAAAATGATATTGATGAAAACATTCGTGTAACAATAACGAAAATAATGATTTTTTATTGCATTCTTTATAATATTTAAGATTTATAAATACAGCATCTTCTATATGTGTGTAATATGCCAATGGAAAACTGTTTTCTAATTCTGGTGGAACCTTTTTAATAGTAAAAGGTTTATCTGGCTTATAATAAAAATATTTATCTATAAAATTATTATAAATACTTAAAGATAATTTCAAACAATCCTTAAATAATTCTTCTCTAGATTTATAATATTCTTGAGAAGTATAATCAGGTATTTTAGTTTTAGCTAATAACGACAATCCGAGTTTATGAACATATTCAGGAGTTTTGTCAACACCTTCTTTGACTAATAATTTATATAATTTTTTACCATTTGGCAAATTAGACAATCCTATTTTCTTAGTAGCTTTTGGCAAATACTCGTTTTTTAGATATTTATATAAATAATTATAAATATGAAGATTTTTAAATTCTATCAATAATTTTTTTATAATAATATAGGGAATTGATATTTGTTTTGCTAAACCTTCATTTAACCGTTCAATTATTGTTTTTACATAAATATGAAAATCTTTTTGTCTTTGAGTTTTATATTTTATTGGAAAGCTTTTCTCATTGTCATTATTAAAAATAATAATATTGTTTTCATACGAGGTTATAGGTAAATATAAATAACTTTTTAATTTCAATGATTGTTTCAAAAATCTTATTGTTCTTTTTAATTCTAAATCTTTTGTTTTTGCATATTTTATTGTTAAATGTTGTAATGTATATAAATAATCATCGCTCAATTCGTTCGAATAATGTTTAAAAACTTTTGGTTTTTTTATTATATAAAATAACTGAGAATTCATTTTAAGAAGATCATTAAAATAATCTTCATAATTTAACATTTCTTATTATTATAATAGAATGAGAATAATAATTTCTGCAATAGTAATAATAATATTAATAATATTCTTATTGTTATTAGTTAATTCAAATAATATAACTGAAACTTTTATTACTCAAAAAGATATTGACGATATTAAAAATTATCAAGGTAAAGTTACAGACACCTATGACACAATCGATGAACCTATATCTGATAGTCTAATACCATCAAACCCTAATGATAAAATAGAATTGAGTGATTATGATGTAATCGAAATTTATAAAAATATATGTCTTCGTCCTCCCACTATCCAAGAATTAAAGAAATATGTATATTACACAAAAGAAGAATTGAAAGAATTTTTATATAATTCTCCTGAATATGACAAATTAATAAAAACACAAAATAATGATGTTAATAACGGCATAGAAGGTGCCATTGCTAAAAAAAATCTAATTAATCGTATTATCACTATATATTCAACTGTCTATAAAGAAGAATTACCAATAAAAATGATGACACCTTTAAGAGATTGTTTTATTCATCTTCAATTAAATGAATTCTTATTCAGTGCAATGTTAGAATCATATAATTATAAAAAATTTGAAGTTGATGTATTGTCAACTTATGTTTTAACAAAAAAAGTATTATTAAAATTATTTAATAAGCATTTCAATGTTTTGGAATTAAAATTAGTAGCACAACAGAAAATAGATGATACTAATAATCAATCAAATAAAATTAAAAAAGAAATTGAAAGTATTAAGACTGATTTATTATCTGTAAGTGCATCATCTAACAATAATATTGTCAAAACTCTTATTGGAACTGTTAAATTAAATTATCCCACTGTTTATAATGAATTATTAAAAACTACAATCAAAAATGGTGGTACAGAAAAAACTATGGAAGAAAATACTGATATAAAGACCTTAAATTCATATCTAAATAGTATTGAAAGATATCAAAATTATGAAGAAGACGAGATAGATAATTTTAAGAACTTTGATCAAGAACCATCTATGATAAGTCAACAAGAAGATTATTATGATGATGAACAAGAACCACCTAGAAGACGAAGAAGTGATTATTATGATGACGAACAAGAACCACCTAGAAGAAGAAGAAGTGATTATTATGATGAAGAAGAAGCAACAGACCGATTTAAAAATTATGAAGATTTTAAAACTATTGAAAATCTAGAATTAAATAAAAAAACAAAAGATAAAATTAAGGACTTGGATGATGATGCAGAATTATATGTAAGAGTTTATAAACCAATTGTTCACAATAATAGTTATGTTTTACCATCTGGATATAAACCACCAATATGCACTTCTATAGGACAAGAACAATTGACACAACCTACTTTTACTCAATCTAAATTATTATTTCAAGGGACTGATTTAAATACCGCATTTAATGATACACAAGTTGGAAGTATAATGCCAAAATTTATTTATAAAGAATATACAGATGTTAAAGTTAATTAGAACAGTTGTATCTCATAACAACATTCATTGTATACAATTCTTGAGTTAGTAGTTTAAATGCATATGGAATACGAATTTGCACAATATTTGTAGCATTTTTGCAATAATTACACTTATAAATATTTCTATCTGGATTTACATTCGCAATCATTCCACATTCTTTACAAATAAATACTCTATAATTGTCGGCACAATCTAACATTTTTTCTTTTAAAAATGATGCTGTTCCGTGTCCAATGAAACAATCTCTTTCCATTTCTCCTAATCTCAATCCGCCTCCTCTCGCTCTGCCTTCAGAACATTGTCTTGTTAACATAACGATTGGGCCATTATTGCCTCTTGAGTGTATTTTATCAGCAACCATATGTTTCAATCTTTGATAATATGTAGGACCAATGAATATTTCTGTTTTAATTTGTTCACCGGTTCTGCCATTATACATAATTTCATTTCCATATCTTTCTAATCCAGTTTTTTCTAATAATCTTGCAATATTCTCAACTCCACAACTATTAAATGGTGTGGCATCGCCTTCTGCGCCTAAATAACAACTAACTTTGCCCATAATACATTCCATTAATTGTGCCATTGTCATACGCGATGGAATAGCGTGAGGATTAATAATAATATCAGGAACAATGCCATCTTTCGTAAAAGGCATATCTTGATGTTCATAAATCATTCCAATACTTCCTTTTTGTGCAGATCTTGAAGCTACTTTATCACCTACTTCAGGTTTTCTATTTTTTCTAATTCTAATTTTACAGAATTTATAACCATCACTATTTGTTCCAACATAATTGTAATCAATATAACCGTCATCGTTAGCTTTCATCGCCGTTGAATTATCGCTATAAGTATTTTTGCCATTAATCTTTCTTGGCATAACTTTACCAACGATTATATCATTGCCGTCAATATAAGTATTCTTAGGAACAAAGCCATTGTCATCTAATTTTTCATATGAAAATGAAGGTTTAATTGTTGTCATTTCTTTTGGATTTATGAATATCTCTTCTTCGCCTGAACTATGATTTTTAGCACATTGGTCTCTAAAAGCCTTATAATAAGTGCTTACAAATAAACCACGATCCAACGCAGATTTATTTATCATAACACTGTCTTCTTGATTAAATCCCGAATGGGTCATAATTGCTATAATAGCATTTACACCAGATGGCAATTCATTACTATTAGTATATTTAGACAATTTTGTAGAAACTATTGGTTTTTGTGGATAATTAATAATATGTCCCATTGTATCTATACGATTTGTGAAATTACTAGCGAAAATACCCAATGCTTGTTTTCCCATTGCACAATTACTTACCGCAAAACCGCTATCGCCTCCAATAAAACTATGAAATTCACTCTCAATTTCTAAATCAGCTATGTTATTATTAGTATTAATAACTTTGTAGTAAAATGGAATATATAATAATTTACCTTTGATAATTACTTTTGCTGAGAAATCTTTAAAACTCAAATCTTCCAAATTATGTTTAACCTTGAAATCATTATATAAATTATATTCATTAATAATTGCATATTTTTTTAGTAAATCGTAATTGTATCTAATTCCAATTTTTCTATAATAATTAATATCATCATCTTTAGAAACATTGAAATAATCCAATATTGTTTTAATCATTTCATTTCCATCGTCGATATTATCATACATATAACCAGCTACGAATTCGCGTTTAACCAAATCACTCGATTTAATTAACCATTCATCTAGCTTATTAATAATAATTGTAATAAATAATCTAAATTTGCTATCTAAGTTGAAACCAATTAATTTAACATCCTTATTAAAATCATCATCATCAATAATATTATCCAATTTAAATAAATAATTTGATTTCAATGAATATCCAGCCAAACGACTAATAACACTCATATAATAATCATTGTTATCAAATGAAGCTTTTTGCATATGATCTAATAAATCTTTGTTGATTATTGTATTGTCTACAATGATCTTAACAATTTCAACAGGGTTTGATGAAACATAATTAGACATCATATTAATACCTAAATAAGTATCGTTGTTAAATTTGTAAACTTCAGTCCAATTGTTTAATGTCATAAATTTATGGTCGTGAGTTGCTATTATTTTTCTTCCCGTGATTGTATAAATATTATAAACAATTTTAGATGTTTTCATATGATAATGATTAACAACTTTTGATTTGTGTGTAATACTTGTTTTAGGATCGAAACAGATAATTTCATCTCCTTTAATAATCTCTTTGATCAATTTATAATTTCCATTACTCATTAAAACCTTTTCATCTTCATTTAAACATTGATAACAATTTCTAGGTGACTGATTATGATCACTGAAAGGAATATTTACACCTAAAATACCATTCATCAAGCTTGCGTGGATTTCACAATTTGTATATCTAGGAGGGTAAGAATTTCCTTTCATTCCTTTATCTAATTCTAAATAATTGATAGCAATAAGAGTATGGTTTAATTCATTATTGTCTAAATATTCAATAAAGCCTTCTTCATCGTTAGAATTATTTGGGCAAATAAAATCATCGAATGTTTTACCTTTAATGAATTGATTCCAGGTCATTTTCTTTTCCCTCAAAATTCGTTTAATTCTCAATTCACATTTATTATTTGCTTCATCATAATCAACAATTAATAATGGTCTATACATTCGTCCTGCATCAGTACTGATGCAAATACAACGCTTTAAAATATTCCAATAAACCGAAGTCATAGGATAAATAATACCACATCTTTTATAATGTTTGAGAGTATTGTATAAAACTAATGGGTTTGTATGATATCCAATGATATCACCATTAATTTGAACATAAACATTATTTGAATTTCCTAATTCCTTAAAATAATTGGTAATTTTTTCTCTAGCTTGAGCAATTATTTCAGTCTCAATATGCCATTTATCATTATTTTCTACAATATATGAATAACTGTCATCGTAAATATTTGTTCCTAATTCTACTAATAATTGACGGATATGAGTACTACTCATTGAAATTGAAATAATAGTGCTTAAAGCTAAATTTTTAACAAGACCTACAGACGCTCCCTCTGGAGTATTATGCGATACACTCATATCACCTAATAGAAATCTTCCATTTCCATCTAGTTGCCATCCAACAAATTGTTGAACTTTATTTTCTACTAATTCGAAAGAACTTTCTAAATAACTTGAACATCTTTTTTCATGTGTTGGATTATTACATTTATTTAATTTTTTTCTATTAAGAATAGTTGGTATTTCATATAAATATTTTCCGGTAATTGTTAATTCTTTATAAGGACGATATCTCTTTTCTTCATTAACTGTATAAGAACATACACCATCATTTAAATTACACGAAAATCCTAAACTTCTTGCTAAGAATTCAGCATCATATATAATTTTATAATTTGGTTTTCCTTGACATATTCTAATTTCGTGTCCGTTTGCTCTTACATTTCCATCAGTATCTATTAATCCAGCTAAAACAGCTAATCTTGTTTTACGATCATTAATTAAATAATCCAATGGAATATGTTTATTTTTAACTAAATTATATTTTTTTAATATTTTTTTAAGAGGTGCTTGTTCTGTTTTATTACAACTAATACCAGATTGGGTATTATTAATTGTTGAACTAATAGTATATCTATATTTACAATTATTTTTTTTAATAGTTGCATCATTATTTTTGCCCCATTTAATCCACATATCAAGTAATTCTTCATCAGCTGTGATAAATCCATAACCAGATGATAATCCATCACCTAACCATAAACCTAATATATATGGATCTAATTCAACTTCTTTTGTATCCCAATTAATACCATTTGATTTAAATGTATATAATTGTTTTTTAACATTTTCTGGTAAAGATAAATATTGTTCAATTGTAATATCAATAATATTATCATCATCTATAGATGAACTAAATTTATGCAAATCTTCAATATTGTTAAATTTCTTGTATTTATATGTTAATTCTTTCTTATCAAACCATGATAATTCTTTTTTTCCTCTATGGTTTCTAATAGTTTTATATTTTTTTACTTTTAATGTTAGAATATGATTATCAGTTACAATATAATTCATAAAATTTGTTTTATGTTGAATTACTTCATACATTCTTTTAATCCCTGAACAAGTGCTTTTAACTCTAACAGCATTTCCATTATCATCAATTAAATTATCTCCGATAATAATATCAGATGCTTTTTTAATAGTTCCATTCCATAATAATATAGGTGTATCTGGATGGAAACATTCTGCAGGACATATCATATTGAATTGTGAATTGTCTAGTTTACGCGGTTGAACTAATTTACCATTTTTTTCCATTGATGTGCTAATTCTTCTCAAGTGAGATAATGTACTCGCATATGACATTCTATTTAAAACTTGTGAAACGCCTTGTTTAATATTTTGAAAGCTTCCAATACTTTTGATTCCCCAATTTCCTGTTGATAATGAATATTTTAACCACGAATCTAAAAGAGACTGCTTAAAATATCGATGAATATTATGATCATTTATAATATCAGTGGTAGTATTGTTGTAATTTGCGCGCCATAAATTTAATTCTCTTTCAATCAAACCTTTGATTTCTTTGCTCATTTTACCATAACATTGTCTGAATAGATTACTTAAAAGAATTCCTGGGCTATCAATTCGTTTATTCATATAAGAATCGCGATTATCGTATGTATCATAACCTAAATAAATTCTAATCATTTTACGGATCATATAACCTAAATACAATGCTTTTCTTCTATAATTCTTTCCAACGTGTGGCAAGAAATCATTAATAATATTGTCTCTCAATATTTTAGTAGTATTTTGAGTTGTCTTATTGACTCCTGTCATAATTTTGATTAAAACTTCTTCTGCCTGTTCTTGTGTGTGAATATCCGATGCATCATCACAACAGGCCATTAATTGACCAATAATTCGCTGATTATCTTTATTATCTAAATCATAAACAATATGTTGAATAATTTCTTTGTCTGAAATAATACCAAGTGCTCTAAACATAATAAATACAGGGATTTCACTTCTAATAAAAGAAGTATTCAACCTAATGCTTCTTCCCATATGATTTAATTTTCCGCTCATATTTAAACTAGTTGTTTTGGGTGGTAAATAAATAGAATCATTCATTGATCTAATTTCTGCATATAATCCGTCACTGTTATTATTTGGTGCAAATATTAGAGTATCGTTTTCATTAATTCTATCTTGCATAATTAATACTTTTTCATTGCCATTAACAATAAAATAGCCTCCATAATCATATCGACATTCATTATTGTCACTGTCTCCGATTGCAGGCAATTGATGTAATACACAAGCATTCGAACGCACCATAATAGGAATTTTACCAATATAGACGTTATTAACGTATTTATCGATTTTGACAATTATGTTATCTTCATTCAAAAATTCTATAATAATATGAACATTTACATACAAAGGGCTTGAATAAGTTAAATTATTCATTCGCGCAATATATGGTGTCATTATTGTCTGTGTTCCATCCGGCAATTGATAAATTGGCTTTGTCAATGATGGATTCAAAACATTAATATTAATATTCTTAATTTTATTATCTACTTCTGTTTGTTTTGCTGTGATTTTAATAGGATTAAAACCACTTATAATTTGAGGCAATGTCGTATTTATGAATTTATTATAACTGTCTATTTGGTGTTTAACTAATGGACTTATCGAATCAATTGATTTATTTTCTGTGAAATATTTATCTAAAATATTCCAACAAAATGATTCGGGAAGTTCCATTATTATTATTAAAGTTGACTAATTATATAAAAATATTCATTTTTTTTTTATATATAAAATTATTGTTTATTAATATTATTATTAAAAATTTCATTTATTTTTAATGTGTGGTATTTGGGCTTATATTTCACAAAGCAATATTCGCGAATATTATGAATATTTTAAAAAAATTTCTCATAGAGGTCCTGATGCATCTATTTATATGAAATATAAAGAAGCTACTGTTGGCTTTCATCGTCTTGCAATTATTAATAAAAGCTTAGAAGGAATGCAACCATTTATTGATAATAATATTATTTTTATTTGTAATGGCGAGATTTATAATTATAAAGAACTTGCGTATAAAAATAATATTCAATGTGTTAATGATTGTATGTGCATTTTACAATTATTTAAAAATTTAAAATTTGATGATTTTATTAATATTATCAAAAACGAAGTCGTTGGAGAATTTGCCTTCATTATCATAACTTTTGAAAATGAAAAAATAAATAAAATTATAGCTGGTCGCGATGTCTTTGGCGTTCGTCCTTTATATTATTCTAGTCGAGGCGATGATGAATTAATTTTTAGTTCTGAATTGAAAGGAATACCAAAAGATTTTATTGATGTTGCCGAATTTCCTTGTGGTTCTGTTATAGTTTATGATTATTATAATAATACAAATACTAAATATGATATAACAAATAATATTTATGATACTCAAACAAATCCAGAATACGATTTAATTGAAATCAAAAATTCATTAATAGAAGCTGTGAAAGTTAGATTAATGGCTGATGATATTAACGACATTGGTTTTTATTTATCTGGTGGACTGGATTCAAGCATTATCTGTTCTATTGCTGCCAAATTGGTATATCCTAAACAAATTAAAACATTTTCTATTGGATTTGAAAATTCAACTGATTTACCATATGCCAAAAAAGTTGCGAAATTTATAAATTCTGATCATAAAGAAATTATTATTAAAGAGAGTGATGCATTGGAAGTAATTGATAATGTTATTTACGCTACTTGTACTTATGATATTACAACAATTCGTGCAAGTTGTGGACAATATTTATTAAGTAAATATATTAAAGATTTTACAAAAATAAAAATAATTATTAATGGTGACGGATCTGATGAAGTTTTAGGAGGTTATATTTTTAACTACTATGCTCCAAATCCTGATGAATTTCACAAATCTTGTTTAAAATATACAAAAAATATCCATATGTATGATGGAAGACGATTAGATAGAACACTCGCATTTTTTGGATTAGAGGCAAGAGTTCCGTTTTTAGATCTTAAATTTGTTAAAACAGTTTGGCAAATACCACAAGGAATGAGAATGCCATCATTTTATATAAATAATTGTGAAAAATTTATACTGAGACAAGTTTTTAACGATGAAACCTATTTACCAGAAGATTGTTTATTTAGAAAAAAAGAAGCTTTCAGTGACGGAATTTCGAGTAAAGATAAATCGTGGTTTTCAGTTTTATCAGAAAAAATGGATGCTAATATTAATGACAATGAAGATTTAATCGGACCTTCAAAAGAAGCACATTATTACAAAAAAAAATTCATTCAATATTTTGGAAAAGAACGATTGAATATTATTCCTCATTATTGGCAACCTGATTTTATTAATAAACAAAACGAATATATTGATCCTTCAGCGAGAGTGTTGAACGTTTATTAATAATTCTTCTTTTTCTGTTTCAATTTGATCGTTATCAATTTGTTCCTGATTTATAAATACCTCAAGAGGATGTTGTGGTATATTCAAAATTCTTTTTATTTTTCTTTCTATTTTTCGCTGATTTTTAAGTGTTTTCTTAAATAAAAACACAACAATCCATATAAATGAAATAGTAAATGTTATTAATATTAACAATTGCATTATTTCCTCAATTGACATAATATTTATTTAAGTTTTTATAATCATTTTTTTTATAAAAATTATAATATTATTATTTATATTATGGAAACTAAATCAACTGGCGAAATACTTCATTTAAAAAATCTTGATGATTTTAATACTATCAATAAATCTGATACTAAAATAATTATTAAAGTCGGTGCTGATTGGTGCGAACCTTGTAAAAAAATTGCTCCTTTATATACACAATTTGCTGAAAATAACAATAATGCTAATATAATTTATGCCGAGATTAACTCAACTGATGCAGATGAAGAATTATTAGATTTTATCGAAGTTAGATCTTTGCCAACATTTCTTTTTTATGATAATAAAAAACTGTCCAATAAGATTATTGGCAATAATAAAATCGAATTATCGGAATATATAAATAGTCTTTATATATAATTTTTATATTTAAGAAGGTGATTTATTTATATAACTAAATGCAGACTTCATTACTTGATAGTAAAAAAGAATACATTGATATAATTTTAGATAATATATCTATACCTATTTGTAACATTGTTTATAATATGTATAAATCTTGTGCTAACACACAAGAATTTCAGAACAAAATGGTACAAATAAAAAATTGGAATAATCATATCATTGCAGAACACGCTGATATTATTATTAATTCTTGTGAAAATAGTGCAATAATAGGCAAATTATTAAGAGAAATAATTATTATAAATATAAAATTAAAAATTGAGAATAAAAAAATCGATTATAAAAAAGTTCCAATAATTAACAACATCGATTTTATCCACAAATGTCTTATTAACAGTGGTATTTTTTGTTGGAAAAATGCTTATCTATTTTCACACAAAAATTTAAAACCATCCGAAAAACAATATCATTTAAATTTAATCGAAAAAAACATACGCAAAATAATCAAAATTACTATTCGTGATTGCACTCCTCTTGATCTTATCTTAGACAATTTATTTATTATTGACGATAACAAAAATGAAGAAGAAGACGACGATGAAGAAGACGACGATGAAGAAGACGACGATGATGAAGACGATGACGATGAAGACGATGATGAGGAAGACGATGATGATGAAGACGATGACGATGAAGACGAAGATGATGATGACGAAGAAATAAAGATTGGTGGAAATGAAAATGAAACTAAGAATGAAGAACCACTTATAATAGAAGATTATAGTGATAATGAATCAGAAGAAGAAACTAAAGAAGAAACTAAAGAAGAAACTAAAGAAGAAACTAAAGAAGAAACTAAAGAAGAAGTTAAAATTATAAATATTGATAATAATACTAATGAGTTATTACCAAAAAAAAAGAATAATAATAATAAACCACCAGTTGCAGAATTGAAAGAAGCATTGAGTGATGATGATGATTACGAAGAAGAAGTTGAATTAAGTACTAATGAAGACAGCAGTGAAGATGATGATGAAACAGAATACACAGATAAAAATTAAAATTGTGATATTTTCTTTTTATTGTAATAAATACACAATTTCATTACAAACCGTTTGATTAAATCTTTTGTTACAATGTTGTTATTTTTGTCTAATAGTTGAATATCTATTCTTTTTAATTGCGATGCGACAGGATTTAAATAATAGTCGCCTTCGTGTTCGTTAAAATCGTTATACATAGTAGTTTCAAAAACTCCTGTATTATTTTTAATTTTATTTAAATCGATCATTATCGAATCAAAATAAGATAAATTGTTATTGTTTCCAATTGTTGTTCTTACTCTATCATAATCATTACAATTTATATAAATAGTATCAAGATTCGTTATTAAACTTGGATTGGTTAAATTAGCGGTTAATATTGATGTTGCATCAAACAAAATCTTAATTTTATATACATCTTTTAAATGTTCGGCTAAATCTATATGAAAACTATAATTATTTGAGCTACCATTATAAATAACATTTATAGTATCTATAAGAATAATTTTATAATCACTCATTTCAGGAGAAGTCATATTTGTTTTTATTAAAGATAATTATTTATGATATAACACAACACTTATTTTGAGATGGATTAAAAGCCTCTTCTTTAATTAAATTATTATTATTTTTCAATACTTCTACAGGTATTTTATAATAAATAATATCTTCATCATCGTCTTCGTCATAAATATTCAAAATTGAAAATCGTTTTTGAGATTTATCAAAAACAAATGATGAAGAAATATAATCATCCATTTATATTTATTTATAATAAAAATTAAATACGCGTGTTAATCATTTTTTAAAATAATAATTATTATAAAATAAAATGAATAATATTGATAAAATTTTTATTATTAATTTAGACAAAGATATTGAACGATATGAAAATTGCAAAAAACAACTAGCTAAATATAATATCACAAATGCTGAAAGATTTCCAGGTGTAGATGGTTCCAAATTAACAGTAAAAGAGCGAAAAGACGCAACAACAGATATAGGTAATATTATGGCATCACCTTCAATGATTGGCTGTGGTATGTCTCATATAAATTTATGGAAAAAAATTATTAGAGAAGGTATCGATAAAGCTCTCATTTTAGAAGATGATTTTATTTTAAAAAACAATTTTATATACAAATTCAATAAAGCTTATAACCAGTCACCTAAGAATTATGATATGATATTCTTAACTGATAATTTAATTCATAATAAAAACATTAAATTTAAAAATATAAATCAACATTTCTATAAACAAGTCTTTATTTCGCAAACACTAGCTTATGTAATTACAATAGAAGGTGCTAAAAAATTGTTAGATAATATAAATAAAATTACAAATCATATTGATATTGAATTATGTCTTTTGGCATTGTATAACAATGATATAAACATAATTTCTATGACTGAACCATTAATTTATCAGACATACGACACTAGTAATAATACAAACGATTGCAATTTTCCATTAGTTATAGATAAATTTTTATTAAAAAACAAAGATATCAAATATTTTTATAAAACAACAGGATTTTCTATATTTGGTTTTAACATAAGTTTAAATTGTATATTGATTATATTACTAGGATTTTTTAATATAAAACTAGCAATTGTTTTATTAGTCGCTGAATATTTGATATTTAACGAGAAAAAAATAAAAATTGATGTTTTTGTATATTTGTTTATAGGCTATTTATTGAAATTGATTTATGACGGAATTATATTATCAAGAAGAAATTGATGATTTGATTACAGATATTGAATATATTATTAATAATATTATTGCTATGCTGACACATCGTTATAATTTAGAAATAATATTAGAATGAAGATATTTAACCAATTCTTCCCATCTGTAATTAGTTAATATATGTTGTCTACCTCTTGTTGCGTGTTTTTGCATCAAATCAGGAGAACTTAAATATTTCCAAAATGCTTCCGCAAAATCGTGAGGATCACACAATTCTGATATTCCTCCTATACCATTTGCAGCAGCTCTATTTTCTAAATAAATATTTAATTTTGGATAAACTAATATTGATATATTGTCATTTAAAAATTCTCGCATTCCTCCAACATACGCAGATATTTGTGCTTTTCCTATTGCTAATCCTTCAAAACCACATAAACCAAATCCTTCGCCATCTGCTGTGTTTAATCCTACATCACAAGCATTATACAAAATATTAATATCTCTGTCAGATAATTGTTGAGGAGCATTAACAGTTATTATTGTATTTTTAACATAATCTAAAGGAACTTTCCTGAATTTAACTTCAGTTTCAATTATATCCATCAAATCCCAATAACTATCAAGAGAAGTACCAATAACTAATTTAATAGGTCTTGATGTATGTTTATTGATCTTACAATCATTTTTGCTTATTGTCTTTGTAACATTAACATTATAATGTCTTTCAACGAATTCAACCCAGGCAATTAAAGTTGTGTCCCATCTTTTTCTAGGCTGATTTCTATTTAAATTCAAAACCATAAAATCTTCTTCATTATAATTATTATAAAATCTAGCAATTCTTTGGTCAATAGGATAATATAAATTATGGTCAAACCCGTGCGGAAAAACATAAATATCCATTGTTTTGCGAATACCCAATTTATATGCTATTTCCTTCCAATATGGAGTAAAAGCGATTATGGCATCATAATATGTATTTAAAATTTCTATATAATTTTTTTTCTGATAAAAATAAACCTGATCCATATAGGATATTAATTTAAATTTATTACGCTGATCGCCACATTCATTAATTATAGTAGCTGTTAATGCGGATGTTATTATAGCATCATTAAAAATAATTATAATGTCTTGTGGATGTTTTTTAATGTAATCACCAATTTCTTTTTCTCCGAATCCATTTCTTTTTGGATTTTCGTGTTCATAAACATCGTGAACTATTACATTAGAATTAATTTCATTTCTTATTAACTTTTGTCCATCGCATATATTAAAATTTTGAAAACCATAAATAGTTAATTCTATGTCATCATAATTACCTAAATATTTTGTTATATAATACATTACTCGGCTATAACCATTACTCTGATGTATATGTGTACCAGCCCATAATATTCTTTTTTTACCATTTCTTGAAGGATACCACCAACCAGATTTATAAGTAGAAGTAGAAATAGAACCAGAATTAGAAATAGAACTAAATGAATATGTATTATTATCGTTTATTTTAAATTCTTGAATATTATCTTTTATTTCTATCGTTTGCATTTTTTTAAAATTATTTAAAGACTTATATTTAAATCTTTAAATCTTTATAAATTCATAATAAGGTTCAAGTATTTTATTCATTATTTCAGCTGGATCTAGTGCGTTTTTTTCTAAAATGATTTTTAAAAATTGTTCTGAAAATCCTGATAATATCGATGTATTTGTATCTTTGTTATTTATAGGAAAATTGTTAAATTGTCCGCTCAAATTCCAATAAATTAATTCAGGAACTTCTAAACCATTAGTTCTAAATTTTTCTATAAATTGATTATGATTTTGATTCATATCAAATTGCATATCTGTAAAACAAATTAATCTTTTACATATAAGATTATTGTTAATCAATAGATCTGCTATTTTTAAGAAATTTGTATTAAATCCCATTTCAGAATCTCGTAAACATTTAATTTTGTCTTTTAATGTTTCACCACGAATTTCAAATATTTGCGGTTTCTCGGAAAATGTTATTACCTTATTATGATATATACCTTTGTTGATTTCCGCTAATAATAATCCCAACGCAATAGAAACAGTCACCGGCATCACACCAGATTTTTTATTAGAAAAACAAAACATTGATCCAGATACATCAACTATTGGTATTATCATATTCTCATTGTCATTGTTAATATCATTATAAAAAGAAACTAGTGTTTTCCATTCTAATTCTAATGTTTCGTCGATATCATCATTGTGCATATTATCCAAATAATTTTTAATAATTTGATGGGGTAACAATCCAGTTATTTTTATTTTTCCATTATTTTTCATAAGTTCTTGGATGAAATTAGAATATTTTATATTATCCTTTTTAATAAATAATTTTTTGTAGTATTTTAATGATCCTGCAGGTATTTTATTATAATTAATATTATCCCAATCATTTTTACAAATTTTAGTTTCCACTAATTCTAATTTTTGTCGTAATGGTTTTAAATACTCTTTTCTATATCTTTCGTGGTAGTTTTTAATATCATCAAATAAATATCGTGCTATTTTTATGGTTTTATCAGTATTCGAATTAATAACCCATTTTGCACATAAAGATATTTCTTTATTTTCATCTAATGCCATCTTATCAGCTTTTAATTGATTCGCAAATAATCTATATTCATAATTATTTTTATAATTCGTTTTGATTATATAATTTAAATCATTCCAACAACCATATTTATTTATATATGTCAAAACATTCGATTTATAAATTTCATTATGATTCTTTTTTAACCACGATAAACAAAAATTGCTTATTTCTTTTTCTTTTTTCCCTCCAATTCTATCTCTTGAATTAAATATTATTGCTATTGTCTTCAATTTGTCGAGTTCCCAAGATTCATTTAATAAACCGATTAAAACAGGCTTATTGCTATCTCTGACTAATTGTATAAATAAATCTAAATTTGCATTATTGGTTGTTTCCATTTAATTATAAAAAGAACGAGAATTATTTTTATATAAAGATTATTTTATTTTATTATAATAGAATATAAATATTAATACTTTAAAATTCTTTTAGGTTTGAGGTTAAATATTAATATTCTCTGTAATTATGTTAACAGCAATTATTTTTAATTTTAGATATTAAAAAAACGCATAATGTTTCTTTATCTTGTATAAGATAGTTTAACAGCAATATTTCATAAAATCGTAAAATTATTTGTTTTTGTTATTTTATCTATGTTGATAATAGGTAAAATAGGACAACATTCCCAAAGATGTGTTTTGAATAAAGTCTGAATTTTATATTCTTTAGGATATAAATGTTTCATACCAGCTGAAATATCAGTCATATATTTCTTACAATCATCTTCAATCAAATCAATACTATAAATTGGTAATATCAATAATAATTGACATTTGGGACTTAAATAATTTCCATTTGATTCGATTTCTTTTACAACATTTGCCTTTAAATAATTGCTAATATCTTTAGCTGTAGGTGGATATGTATATGGATAATACCAAGTATAATCTAAATCAAACTTCTTATAATAATTGTATGTCCAATATATGCCTTTAATAAAATTGTAACTAACTATTGATGTGCTATCATTATTAATATTAATATCGAACAAATTTTTATAATAATAATAACGCCATTTTTTAGAATTATTATAAATATCAAATAATGTATTATCCTTGTTTTTAATCGCATATTCTTGACTTGCTAAAGAAAAATCCCGGGGTCTTCGCTCAATTTCTTTATTTACAATAGTAATAATATCATTGTCTTCTGTTTCTGCTATTTTTGTGAATATTTCAACTAATGTCTGTTGATTTATTTTGTCATTCTCTACTAATGGACCATTATTTTTAATGGCCTGTTCTGTTATATCAATCAATCTATCTAATCCACCTGTC